TCTGATTTAATGTTTTTGGCCTATCATGCACACAAAAGAGAAGCTGCTGGAAAGCCAGTTAAATCTTATGATGTATGGAGCGAAACTGTTGCAGATGTAATAGTCGGTGATGCAAACCCAAAAGCCACCCAGCAGGAAGCCTAAATCGTTTATTGATTCAGTTGGCGATAGCCACACAGATTCCAATGAGTGAATGGGTTGATGCAGACGACATATACACCGCTATAGAGATATTGGAGCAGAGGAATGGCAAATGAAACAATCGCCTATAACAAAAAAGATCTGCGCGATATTTACAAAGCGTTCAAACTTATGGATGAACAAGCAACAGATGAAGCACGCCGTCAATCTGCTGCTCTGGCGTATTTTGCATCTCAGGAGATTAAACAAGCAGCTTCAACTCGAACAAAATCTGGCAAGGTTGCGCAAAGAGTCGCGGATGGCGTTAGCATCAGTAAATCGAGCAAGATCGGTGAATTCAGTTATGGATTCGCACGCCAAAAATTTTCAGGTGGTGCTACTACACAAACCTTATGGGGTGGCGTTGAGTTTGGTTCAAATAAATTCAAACAGTTCCCTGCATATTCTGGGCGGTCAGGTCGTGGATCTCGTGGATGGTTCATTTATCCAACCCTTCGCAGAATTCAGCCTGAATTGATTAATAAATGGGAAGAAAGTTTTAATCGCATTATTAAGGAATGGGTCTAATGGCAACCGGTAATCGCACACTTAAACTCTCGATCCTTGCCGATGTCGATGATCTTAAAAAGAAATTAGGCGAAGCCGATAAGGTAGTCGAAACCAATTCAAGCAAGATTTCAGAGTTTGGAAAAAAGGCCGGAGCTGCATTTGCCATAGCTGCTGCTGCTGCCGTTGCCTATGCCGGCAAATTAGCCATTGATGGGGTCAAAGCCGCCATTGAGGATGAGCAGGCACAGTTAAGGTTAGCTGCTGCCTTAAGGACTGCCACAGGCGCAACAGATGGCCAAATACAGGCAACTGAGGATTACATAAGCAAGACTTCATTAGCGGTTGGAATAGCAGATGACCAACTCAGACCAGCATTTCAGAGATTAGCCGTATCTACAAAAAACACAACTGAGGCTCAAAAGTTATTAACCCTAGCTTTAGATATTAGTCAGGGTTCAGGTAAAGATTTAGAAACTGTTGTTAATGCATTAGGTCGTGCTCAAGATGGCAATACCACTTCACTTGGCAGATTAGGCGTTGGTTTATCAAAGGCTGAATTATCCACTTTATCATTTACTGAAATTCAAACGAAGTTATCTGATTTATATGGTGGCGCAGCATCTCGTAATGCAGAAACTTTTCAAGGCAGAATTGATAGATTAAAAGTTGCATTTGATGAAGCAAAGGAAAGTGTTGGAACATTTTTATTGCCTATTATTGAAAGATTGATTGGTTACATATTTGAATATGGCACACCAATAGTTGATAAATTCAAAGCAGCATGGGATGTAATACGCTCTGCTATTGAAAGAAACAGAGAATCATTTGAGGAATTTGGTCAAATCTTAACAACTGTCGTTTTCCCAATTGTGTCTAAGATATTTACATTTTTGTTAGATGTAGGTGCTAAAGCGGCATCAGCCATTATTGATGCATTTGGTAAAATTGTTGGTGCAATAACCCCAGTTTTGAATTTTGTTATTGATGCAATCAACTTAGTCATTAGAGGATTAAACCTTGTTCGTGTCGGATCAGATATTCAAGAATTAAATAAAATTGGATCTCCTGGCGGGTTTAGTGGTGGTGGCTTTAGTCAATTAAGTGGATTAGGAGCAGGGGCAGGGGCTGGGGCTGGTGGATTTAGTGGTGGTGGTGCAGCCGGTGGCTTTACTGGATCAGGTGGTAGCGGTGCAGGTGGTGGCGGTGCAGGTGGAGTTGGTGGAACTGCTGGCGCAACTAGCCTTAAAGATTTGGCAGATAAATTATTAAAAGTCCAAGATCAATTTACAGATTTGACATTCCAAGTTGCAACAGGTGGAATAAGTAAGTCAGCTGCACAAAGACAATTTGATGCTTTAGAAGCACAATTTAGAGTGCTAGAAAAACAAGGCAATACATTAGCAGCAAATCCAAATATAGTTATCAATGTATCAGGTGCAATAGATCCTGAGGGAACTGCTAGAGCTGTTGCAAATCAATTGAATAGTCAGGCTGCAAGAAGCGTAACCGCGCTTAGGGATAGATGATGTCAGATTTTACACCAGACTGGAAATTAACTGTCGGTGGTGTTGATTATACTGACATAGCAATTAGCGATGTCCAACATCAAGCAGGTCGATCTGACATTTACCAACAGGCACTTCCTTCATATATGCAAGTTACGCTGGTTGCATTAAATAATCAAACACTTCCATTTGATATTAATGATTCTTTTGATTTGCAAGTTAAAGACTCAACTGGATCTTATGTTTCATTATTTGGTGGAGATTTAACGGATGTTACAGTTGGAGTTTTACAAACAGGTGCAGCAGCCACAGTTGTTCAATACACACTTTTGGCTATGGGCTCACTTGCTAGATTAACCAAAGAAATCTTTAATGACAACATTTCTCAAGACGAAGATGGTAACCAAATATATGACATTCTTTCAAGCGTATTGCTTGGAACTTGGAATGATGTGCCAGCAGCTTCAACGTGGGCAACTTACAATGCAACCGAAACATGGGCAAATGCAGTCAATTTAGGACTTGGCGAAATAGATCAGCCTGGTCTTTACACCATGAGTTCCCAATCAAATGTTACTGACACGATCTACAATGTTATTTCAGATATTGCAACTTCAGCATTTGGATATATTTATGAGGACAATACCGGAAACATAGGTTATGCAGATGCAGACCATAGGCAGAATTATCTTTTAGTTAATGGTTATGTTGAACTAGATGCTCGCCATGCTTTAGGTGCTGGCTTATCTACAATTATGCGATCAGCAGATGTCCGAAATGATATTTATATCAATTATGGCAACAATTACAATTCACAGGTTGATGCCACAGATGCAGTTTCAATTGCCTTATATGGCTACAAAGCTGAAACTATCAACTCTAGGGTTCATGGGGCGACCGATGCTCAAGATATTGCCGATAGATACATAGCCCAAAGAGCTTACCCAATACCAGCATTTCAATCGATTACATTCCCAATCACTAACTCTGAAATTGATAACGCAGATCGTGATGATCTATTAGCTGTATTTATGGGAATGCCAGTTCATATTCAAAACCTACCTAACCAAATATCAGGTGGAGATTTTGAAGGTTATGTTGAGGGCTGGTCATGGAGCACTCGGTTCAATGAACTGTTTCTCACAGTTAATGTTTCTCCAGTTGCATTTAGCCAAGTGGCGATGCGTTGGAATACCACGCCAATAACAGAGGCTTGGAACACAATCGACCCAAGTTTGACTTGGGAGTACGCTACAATAGTCGCATAGGAAAAGGATAAAATGGCAACTACTACTAATTACAGCTGGAGCACTCCAGACGATACCGCGCTGGTCAAAGATGGTGCAGCAGCAATTCGCACACTTGGTTCATCTGCTGACACAACAGTCAAAGCATTAAATCCCGGAACTACTGCTGGCGATATTGATTATTACACAACATCAACTACAAAAGCCCGCGTTGGAATTGGAACTGCTGGTCAATTTTTGGCAGTTAATTCTGGTGCAACTGCTCCTGAATGGCAAACATTAAATGCTGGTGGAATGACTTTAATTAGCACAACTACTTTTTCTGGCGCTTCAGTAACTCTTTCATCTATTCCACAAACTTTTAATTCTCTTTATGCTGTTATTACAAATTACAAACCAGCAACCGATAACATGGATTTGAGAATGCAATTTAATGCAGATGCAACTGCTTCAAGGCATAGTGTTATTTCTAGTTATGGTGGAACCGCTGCAGATACTTTCCTTGATAATTATTTCCAAGTATTAAGTGGAACTGATGATACAACTAATCAAAATTTGGGAGTAGTAGAAATTCCTGATTATACAAATGCAACAACTTGGAAAATGGCTCAAATAACTTCAATTTTAAACAGTCCTACAACTGCCACATCACATAAGTCGCTATTGGTTACTGGTATTTATAATCAAATTAACGCTGTTACTTCTTTAAAATTTTTTCCTAATTCAGGAAATATGACTTCTGGAACTATCAAACTATATGGAGTTAAATAATGACAACTACAAAACCACAAATTAAAATTGTAAATTGCGAAACTGGCGAGGAAATTTCCAGAGATGCTAACGCTGAGGAATTAGCACAAATGAAATTAGATGCCGCTAATGCAGCAGCAAGAAAAGCCGAAGCCGAAGCAAAGGCTGCCGAAAAACAAGCAATTTTAGATCGCATTGGCTTAACTGCTGACGAACTTAAAATGATACTTGGCTAATGAAGCCATTTTTATCTAAAGCTGCTGAAACATTACGCGACCAGATAAATGGAGCGTTTGTGGGTAGGAGCAGGAAAGCTGATGGATGGATCGGCGATAATAAGCACGCATCTAGAAAATCCGATCACAACCCAAGATCTAACGGAGAAGTTTGCGCGATCGACATTGACGCTGGCTTATCTGACCAACAAGGGATTAGTTATGATCTGGCAGATCAGCTTCGACTCGCAGCAAAAAAAGATAAACGTATATCTTACATAATCCATGCTGGCAAAATTGCTAGTGCTAGATCATTATGGAAATTTAAAAAATATACTGGCATAAATCCCCATCATAAGCATATTCATATTTCTTTCAAGCCAAATCAAACTGGCGAAAAGTTCGACATCCCACTACTGAAAGGCAACTAATGAAACTAACCAAAAAACACAAAGCAGCAATTAAGTCATATTTAAGAGCTGTGGCAGCTAGTGGAATTACAGTTGCTCTAGCAATAGTGGCTGACATTCATCCAGCCTATGCAACTATGCTTGGTGCAATTGTTGCGCCTATTGCCAAAGCGTTAGATCCAAAGTCAGGGAGCGAAGCGGATTATGGAATTAATGCGTCATGACCGCAAACGAATGGGTTGGCATAGCCGTTGGCGTAAGCGCCGTATCTACAAGTTTATTACTGGGTCTGCGCTGGGTTATTAAATCTTATTTACAGGAACTAAAACCCAATAGCGGAAGTTCAATGAAAGATCAAATTACTAGACTTGAAGCGCGTGTTGATGATCTGTTTGTCTTAATCAGTAAGCGATAATTTCTGCTATGGCGAACACACGAAAACGCACACCACGCAAAAAGGTTAATCGGAGAGTAGTTCGCCAAACTCCTGAACCATTAAGTAAATTAGATCAATTCTATATTGCAAAGCATGAAATGTTTAGAGCTGCACGCAAGGCTGGATTTAATGAATCCTGTGCGCTTTACCTAATGGATAATCCTGAATCAATGC